ACGCGCAACGCCTCTGGGAACGAGCCCTAATAGCCTGAACGGGTTTCCCTATCCCGAATGCCGTATATTCTGTGCGGAGGCCATACCGTCACCACGAATGATGACGGCACATTCTACATCAACGTCCAATCCCCAAACGGGAAGAAAGCCGATTACGCGGCCTACACGATTGGGCCGTTCGGCACTGGTTTCGCCCAGGCCGGCGAGTACACCGCACAACGTTGGGATACCAGCGACGTAAACCAGATACGCTTCCGCCTGTGGAACACCAAAGACAACCGCTGGTGCGGGAGGGTCGCGATATTCGGAAGCTGGATCGCAATCTGGAACAGGCAATAGCTTTCCCTAACCCCTGTCACGGGCCAAGTCAAGATGCCGTATTCCGACAGATATATCACTCTGGTTCGCGTCGGCCGTATCGTCACCGCCTGCGCGTATATCACGCTGACAAGCAATTTCAATCAGGTCGGCAACGTGTCCGTCACCGAGACAATCCCGGAGGGTTTCAGACCGTCCGGCGATTCCCGCGCGGTCATGCGCGGCACCGACAACAGCGGTGCAATCAGTTTCTACCTTTACGGCACCGCAGACGGGAAAATGGTGTTGAACGGTACCGGATATACCAGCCGATTCGTCGGTATATCTGGCTGTTGGATTACCGCGTAGCATTCCCTAACCCAGCGTTCTACGACGTGGCGAGTACCTTACAGCAGCGACAGCATTTTGCTTACGCGCATCGGTGATATCTGTTTCATGGGTGGCAACGTAAAATTCAACAGTAGCGGGCAGAACAATTACACGAAGGCTCAGGAGAAGCTCCCCGAAGGGTATCGACCCGTCATCGTCAATACGCCCGTGGCCGTTTTCGGTGGTGAAACGACATTCATCTGTTACGGCGAGGCCAATGGCACCGTCACGATGCTTGGCAATCCGAACAGCGCGTACGCGGGATGCACCGGCGTATGGAGGACCGCCGACCCGATGCCCGCCGCATAGCTTCGGGACACTGGCTCAGGCGGTTGCACTGTCTTGCAGTGACCCCACGGGTCATAGCGCGTATGAGACGGTCATGCCGAACGCGCTCGTGCCCTGCGTGCCACCCTGATTGGCGTAGGTCATGGTTCCGTTCGCGTTTACGTTGATGGTCTTCTGGTTGGCCCCGTCGCGTCCGCCGTAGGAGAAGTTCAAGTCCATCGGGGGACGCCATCCTTCGGGCAGAGTGCCGAACGTGCCGCTGTTCCAGGAGCCGGAGGCCGACGACTTCCAGTCGATGCGCAACGTCACCATCGGCCCGGACCTATAGCCCTTAACGGTGCCGTAATTGCCACTGATGAGGGTCGTGACATCGGTCTGGGTTAGGGAAACCCGTTCAGGCTATTAGGGCTCGTTCCCAGAGGCGTTGCGCGTCTCGCAAAGCCGTGATATCCGGTTTGAGGTAGTACTTCGCGGTGGTTTTGATATCGCTGTGGCCGAGCATTTTCGACACGATGGCGATATCCGCTCCCGCCGCCAGAGTGTTCGTCGCCCATGAGTGGCGCAGGTTGCGTGCGGGCACATGCGGCAGATCATGCCGCTTGCAGTAGGCCTTGTATTGGCGTGCGGCTTGCGGCGGGGTGAGGGTGCCGATGAGTCGGCCTCCCTCGCGTGGCTTGAGTTCGCGCAGGCGTTTGACGGCGAAGCGCGGCAATGGGAGCGTGCGGCGGCTCAATTCGGTCTTAGGCGGCACTGTGACCTCATGCCCGCCCACCCATTGCAGACCGCGCTCGACATGCAGGACACCTGAACGCAGGTCAATATCCGACCATTCGAGCCCATACCCTTCCTCGGTACGCAGCCCGCATGAGACGGCGCAGATCAGCCACGCCTCCAAAGGGTGGGCGTAGAAGCCTTGCAACAGCGTGCGCTGTTGGCGGATGCTCAATATGGTCGGCTCGTAATGAGGTTTGGCCGGCAATTGGATGTCACGTCTCGTGATGTCCACGTCCAAAAGGTTCCAGCGGATAGCTCGTCTCAGTATCGCACGCAACACGGCCCATGCCTTGCGTGCCGCGCCCGCGCTGTCGAAACCTGCGAGCCACTTGTCCACGAGCTCCACGCTTATCGCGCCCATGTCCATGCCACCGAAAACCGGCATGACATGCAGACGCCAAGCGGACTCGTACCCCACACACGTGCTCTCACGCAGATTCGCCATGCAGTACGGCCAAAACCGGTCGTTCCAAAACTCTTGTAACAGCATTTTCAACCTCCAAAACCCACACGCCCGTTGGCCTATCCAACGGTGACGAACGTGTGGGTTTTTCCCAACGTAAAGGAGTTTTCCATGTCTTTGCTCGCTCACGTCGTCGATTGGCTCGTGCCTTTTATCTGTGGCGGCGTGGCCACGGTTTTGGGCCTGATGTGGCGGTGGGGCAAAGCCATGGTCAACGGGCTGCGCGAGCTCCTGCTGTGCCAGTTGGAGGACCTGCGCCGCGAAATGGTCATCGAGCACGACGGAGTGGCGGACGAGGACCTCAAATCACGCTCCCAACGCCTCTACGACAGCTATCACAGCCTGGGCGGCAACGGCCACGGGACATCGCTCAACAATGACATCCAATCCGCGCCGATAGCGCCACGACAGTCCTGACCCACGACCGTGGGCCACAAACAATATCCATCCCAGAGAAAAGGGAAACATGGTCAACAATTTGAAACGTCATCCCAAGCCCTCGCTGCCGGACGAGCTTCGCCCGGACGTTGCACCGGAAACAATCATCGAATCCAATAAGGAGGAACAGTAATGACCCAAATCCATATTTCCATTAGGAAGCCGAAGACGGGCGGCTTGGACCCTGTGACCGGTACGCTGCGGTTCCGCCCGGTGCGTCGTCACTTCGACGCGGCGAAGAATCTTATTATCGCGGCCTCGTTCGACGCGAATCTGTCCGAAACGGGTGAGCTGACGGTTGACCTGCTGCCCACGACTAGCGCGTTTGTGTGGCAGGTCGTGGAGTTGGCTGATTCGCCGCAGGAGTACACGCGTTACGTCGAAGTGCCGGACTCCCAGGCCAGGGTCGAGTACGCTGACCTTGTGGAGGTTGACGCCGCCACGTTCGTACCGAAGGACATGACAGGCTCCCAACTGTTGAAGGTTCGCCACGCTTCCACCCAGTCGGAGGCGGAGACGCTTTCCGCGCAATACCCGGACGTGCTGGTGTTCTTCGACGAGACCGCCACGACCGCGAAGGCCGCTGCGGCCTTGAGCACGCTGGAGTCCATCACGGCCGAAGCTCAAACGAACGCCATGCTGGCGAAGAGCGCCATGCTGAGCGCCCGGTCCTCCGCGGATTCCGCGACCGCCACCCAGTCCGATCTGGATGTCCTCGCGTCGAATGCCAGTATGGCGGCGGCTTCCGTCGCCAATGATTCGCAGACCGTGGCCGACACCGCTTCCATGGTCGCGGCGAAGGGCGAATCGGCTATCGCCGCCATCGATTCGACGGTGCGGGCGGTCAAGGACAAGGCCGAGAGCGCTTCCGCCGAACTGCCTTCCGCCGGCACCACCGAAGGCACCACGGAGGAAACCGGCAAGGACTCCACCGGGGAAACGCCAGCCGGAACCGTGTCGGAGGAGCCCGCAGCCAAGGCCACTGTGAAGGGGGCCTGATCATGCCAGCCTTTTACGCCGGCAAACGTGTCGGCAAACCATTATTGAACGGCCACACGTACAACGCCCTATTCAACGGCAAACTCGTATGGCCGCTGGACAAGGACACGGTGGTCTCCATCGAGATCACGGATGATAAGGGCAAGCCGCTGCCAAAGTCGCTGGCCGTGTCCGGCACTTTGAAACTGGGGGCGAAGGCCACGTATGCGGACGGTCATGTTGGCGACCTGCTCACCACCAATGACGTGACGTTCGCGAGCAGGGACACTTCCACCGCCACGGTTTCGGGCAACACGCTCACGTGGAGGCATGGCGGCACGATTCTCGTCACGGCCACGGTCAACGGTTTCACCAGCGCCGCCGTGTCCATCAGCGCGGCCTACGCGCCCGAGTCCATCAAGGTCACGGACGATTCCGGCAAACCCATCGACAACATCACCCTGCGCGTCGGCGAGAGCAAGAACCTCAAGGTGACGATCCTGCCCGATGCGGCATCGCAGGAGTATACGGCATCCATCAAGGATGTGAGTCTCGCATCAGTCAGACAACAGTAAGGGGCAATATCATGCCAACGGCGGGTTCTAGTGATCGTTGCAACACCTGACCTACCGCAAGGAGGGTCAGG